ATTTGAATTGAACTCCGGCCATGATCTCAGTAAGGCAAGCCACTACATTGAGTTCATGATCTGCTACGAATGCATTCTTGTACTGATAGTCAGCAAGTATAAGAACAACTTGAGGTATCGATTGTGGTTCGATATAGCTACCCATGTTGTCATATATTTGTCTAAACAATGCAGCTGGTTCTACATCAATGTTATTGACTACCCATTGACGCATACCTTTGAAGTTCTTTTCCTTAAGAGACTTCATAAGAGTTTCAACATTTACTTCAGATAGAGATACCAAGATACCAGAATCGATTACACCAGATGCTGAGTAACGTTGTAATTCATTAAGAACACGACGCCAATCAGGACAGTATTTCATTATGAGTTCAGCAATAACTGCCTTGTCATATCCAATACCTTCTGTTTTGAGAATCATTTCGCATCTTTCCATAAAGGAAGCCATCAATGCTGGGTGATCTTTCTTTGCGATATTGAATTCGATTGGTGTACAACGAGAATGTAATGGTTCAATAATACGATTCTTGAAGTTACATGTGAGAATAAACCGGCAATTCGACGAGAACTCTTCAATGAATCCACGAAGTGCAGGTTGTGTTGATTGTGCATTGAGGTAATCAGCCTCATCCAAGATGACCACTTTGTAGCCACCTTGAAGAGAAACTGTCGATGCAAACTTCTTGATCTTACCGCGAAGAGTATCGATATTACCTTCCTCAGAACCATTGATCAAGATATAATCGAGATCTAGTTCTTTACACAGCGCCTTAGCGACAGTAGTCTTACCAAGACCAGCTGTACCGGTAAGAAGCATATTGTGCAAGTCACCCCCTTTAACAATGTCTTCAAAAGTTTTTTTGATTGTACGAGGTAAGACTATGTCACTAATTTGCTGTGGTCGATACTTTTCTACCCATAGAAATTCATCCATTAAAGTACCTCCCAACCCAAAACTGTAGAAACCCTGAAAGATCTCCAAGCATCCTTATCAAGTGACCATACAGCCAAATGTTCAGAATCTGGACTAATAGCATCAACGGTTGAATTAACACCATTTGCTTCTAGCACAGCTGGGTTGAGAGAACAAGGCATTACCCTGATTTCATCAGAGTCAATTTTTTGAAAGGTTACTGTAACAGTACCTTTCTTCAACGCTTCGATTAAGCGTGAACATTCATTGCGATCCATAATATAAAGCCTTCTTTTTAATGTTTGTTGGGATTATGCAGCTGATTCTTCTGCTTCTGCTGATTCTTCTTCTGCTTCTTCGGCGGGTGCTTCTTCCGCAGGTTGTGAAGCTTCTACGAATGCAGCAAAGCGGTTACGTACTCCACCTACTGTTTCTAGCTCTGAACCTTCGAAAGTGCCACGTTTACTTGCAGCATCAATGATTTGAACTGCGGCGGAAAGATCAGCAAGCGACAATTGAACCGGTGCGGCTTCTTCAGTTGCTTCTGTGTTGTTTACTTCTTCTGTCATGATTTTCTCCTATTGAGAGTTATAGTTACTATTTTTTTCCAAAGCGATGTAATATCTTACAGGCTTGGTTGTGTTTTTCCATTCGGAAATAAGTTTAGATGAGATATTAACTTCATAATCTCCATCCAACAGCTTCAAATTATTGATGTTGATTACAAATTCAAACTGCCCGTCATTGTAACCTGCATCATTCGCAAGCTGTATATTATATATATTCGCTGAACTGTCCTTTGAGTCGAATACCTTAATATTTACACCATTTTCCACAGCAGATATCGCCATTTCGCTGTGTCCTAAAGCTGATGCTGCTTTTCGGATTTGTGATAGTGTTTCACTAGTAAGTGATACCGTCACTTCACATTCTGGCATTGTGATATCTTTTTGAGGTGTAGTGAGAATGCTCGAATCGGAAAAGAAATACTTAACCTTCGAGTTACCACCAACCACATCAACATGGTTATCGCCAAAGTTTAGCTCTGGATCGTTCACTAGATTTACGACTGATAAAAATTCATTAAGATCATAGATACCCATTTCTGCTGGAAAGTCTTCAACGATATCAGCTACAGCAAGAATGTTCTTTGCTTCGGATATTGTCTTGACCTCCTGCCCTGGCTTTAGCACAACATTAGGATTAATGTTGGAAAAGTTTCTGAGCACAGATAAAGTATCGTTTGAAATACTTACTGTCATACTGTTTCTCCTGTTTTAGATATTATATTATAACACAGTTTAGTGAAATTGTACACTGTTATTTAACCTATCGTGTTCATTAAGTGCAAGTAAAGCATAATGCAATACCTTCATTAAATCTTTTCGATGATCTTCAGGGTTACCTTTCTTACCGTAACGAGCATTATACTTATCAACATTACCTAAGAAAAAGCCGAGGCCGTGCCCACGATCTACGATCACCTCCGAGGACTGAAATCCCCCTTGGCAATAATGGCCCTCATACGTAGAGTCTATATACTTCTTAAACTCCTCGATAAGAGCGCCCTCATTAAATTTGTACTTCATTAATCCTCCTGTGTATTAAGTTCGACACCAGAATCTACTTTAGTGTAGAGATCTAGGAATGCTTCTTTTGTATCATCATCGAAACGTGAGATACAAAGATCAATAGCCTTTGCTTTATCCTGAAAGACAGTAAAGGTTTGCATGATGTGACACAAACGACGAGTTGAGATTACCTCATCGATGCCATCATCATAGAATGTTTTACGAATGATATCAGCCCAGTTGACTAGATTTTCGATGAAGTTCGCATCACCATGACTCATGTGAGACTTAGTATTAAACTTTTCGAAATGACGAGTCAGGATTTTCTCTTCAATAGATTTCGAAGGAAACTTCTGATCAATAGAGATATTGAAACGCTCAAGGAAAGCATCATCAATAATCGAAGCTGCAGTAAAGCGACCATCTTCAGATCCTTTACCTTTTGTGTTTGCAGTAGCAATCACGTTGAAACCAGGAGCAGGTTTGACAATATCACCCGTCTTTTTCACTAGAACTGGCTTACCTTCAAGAATACCTTGAAGACACATAATCTTGTTTGTAGCACGATCGATTTCATCAAGAAGAAGAATCGAACCAGATTCCATTGCTTTCAAAACTGGACCTTTGGCAAAAACAGTTTCACCATTGACAAGACGGAAACCACCGATCAAATCATCTTCATCTGTTTCAGGGTTGATTTGAACACGAATAACTTCACGTTTTAGCTTAGCACAAGCCTGTTCAACCATGAACGTTTTACCGTTACCTGAAAGACCAGAGATGTAAACTGGAAAGAACATTTGAGACTTAAGAATCTGAGTAATATCTTTGAACGAACCCCATGGAACAAACGTAGGATCTACATCAACAAAGGTTTTCTCAGAGTTTGTAACCGAAGCTACCATGCCAAGTACAGCATTTGATTGCGGTGCCTCGGCTACGGGTTCTGGTTTTGGAAGTACTGCAGAAAGATCGTATGAACCGATTTTCACACGTGATTCAGGAGTAAGTAATGGAACAAAATCTTTTCCGGTATAACCCATGTCACGAGCAGTTGACTCGATAACATTCTTACGGAAAACAGTAGTATCTGGATAATTATTAGCCAGAGTTTTCAGGATGTTCAAAGTTGAAATCTTCATAATATAGGTCCTGTTTCATTAATTTATATGGCTATTATACCACAGTCAGATGTATATGTACACACTTTTTTAGATCATTTTGTTATATGCTTATAACTTTTAGTTAGGCTACTGCTGATCCTATCTTTTGCATAAGCACTTTGTTCGTTTTCTTAGATTTAGAAAACTTCTTGAAGTCATTACCAATTGACTTATTGGTTGATGGATTAAACTCTTCGTTAGTTGTGTCTAGATCTTTTCTACCGCCTTTAAGCATGAAGTAAGAATTATAGCCAAACACATCTTTAAACTCAACACATTTGTTTTTTCTGTATTCTTTTGCAGCTGCTCTTTTAACTGCAGTTTGATCAACCCAATCCTTATCACCATTGTTCATAGCAGCACCAACACAACGATAGTTAAACTCGGCTGATCGATCAGCAATAAAGAAACCCATTGTGTTTGCATTGTAGGTTTCACGTATGTTGTTCATAAGTGATTCGGTTAGTCTACGACCTGCATTAGTTTTGATAGCCTTGTTACCAACTTTTACAATTACTTCACCACCGTTACTGTATGTTGGTGTGATTGGCATATCATTTGGATTGTCTTGTGATCTCCAAGTTTGAACTCGGTTAGCATCACCATCAGTAATCGTTACGAAGTTAAACTTCTGAATAGCGTTCTTCTTAATGAACTTTTTAACTAGATCATTAGAAACCATCAAAGCCTGATTAAGTGGAGTAGAACCAAACTCTTCATATTTTGAAGTGTATAGCTTGTAATTGAAGATGTACTCTCTGTGGTGATCATTACCATAGTCAATCAAACCTTTAGAGAAAGCACGAAGAGCTAGATTGTACATTGCTTCTTCATAGTCTTTCTTTTTAAGATCAGAACTAATAAGCTCAACCATTGCCAACTCATCAGCATCCATTGCACCATTCTGAATACTGATGTATTCTGATGTAGTAGTAAATGCGTAAACCTTGAAAGGAATATTGACTGCTTTACAGAATGCCACCATGTGCATTGTCTGTTGAATAACGTTACCAATGACATCGTACATAGAACCAGAATAATCAACGAGAAGCATTAGACCGTGATTCTTTGCATCAGCCATGTTAGTTACTCGAGCAAAGATATCTTCGTTGTATTTGTATGAATGTAGCTTGTCAACATTGATAGAACCAGTCTTCGCTTCAGAAGCACGTTGCCATTGAAAAGCAGCCTTCTTCATTTCGAACTCTTTGACTGCAGGCTGTACTGCTTTCTTTACTTCCTTGATGTATTTGTTACAATGCATGCGAACTTCGTATCTGGCTTCTAGTTCTTTCCAATTGTTACTTGGCTGACCAATTGTTTCAGCTCTTGATTCTGCAAGCTTAGCATAAGGAATAACCATTTCGTCTCTTTGCTTCTGATTGTAATCATTGATAAACAAAGTTTGACTACCATTTTCGTTTACGTCTAGAAGCTTTTCTTCGTTTGATCTGAAGATTTGATCTGTTTCCGAGAACTCTTCATCGTTATGCTCTGGTTCAAGCGAGACGATTTTAGTCTTGCTTTCCTTATCTTCTTCTTCAACAAGTTCCTCATCATTATCAGATGCCTCTTCGCTGTATTCACCTTCTTCATCATCGCTTTCTTCGCCCTGATCAGGTTGTGAATCATCATTGTTATTGTC